TGAAAATCTAAACCCAGTAGGAGATAAGAAATTCCTATTTTCAATGGGAGTTCCTGGTCTTTCTTTGGGTGATTTTCTTTTCGCAAGTGCCATTAGTTCGTGCAGGTCTCCATATATTATATTTAGGCAAAAAAAGAGGGGTATTAAACCCCTTCTCTATCAAGTACTAGTTCATAAGGTTCATCCTCATTTTCAAGTTGGTTCATACACCATACTTCAAGATTAAAATCATTTATAGTTTTACGAGGAATTTTGTCTTTTTGCATAAATTCTTCTACTGGCATAAGAACATTATCTCTTATAGTGTTGTATATTTTATTATATTCAGTAACAAAGTTATCTCTTGATTTTACAATCTCTGGAGCCTTGTTTGACTGCTTTTCGTTATACAACATAACTTTTACTTTTTTAGGCAACTTTCTTTTTTCCACTGCCTTGTTTTCCTTTTCACATACCGTCATTAAACATCTCCGTACAACATCAGTTATATGATAAGCGTTATTACTAATCGTATAAGTACGATAAACAGTATCATTAGTTTCTTTGTTGTTTTCTAACCAATCACTACTTTCCGCAATAAAGTTATTAAGATCTTCTACATTGTTGTTTATAGTAGGAGTTCCTGAAACTGTATTTGCATCATTAAGAGCATGAAGAATATTGTTTACAATCCTGGTTATTGTACGTTGATCATCTGGATAACGATCATATACACCCATATATTGGATTATTTTTTCAATTACATCTTTAGTATATAAAGAATGTATTTCCTTATTCAATTCTCTTGCTTCTCTTTTAAGAATATTAATAGCAGCTCCTTCAAATTGATGATCTTTTGTGTCATCTTTTGTAGGACCATAAACATTACCCCACATAGCTGCCATCATTAAAATTGATTGGTGAGTAAATTTATTAATAATTCCACCTATTTCAGAATCTATTCTTTCATACTCTGCAGTTGGTACTTTTTTAATGTTTGCATATTGTTTTGATAAATCTAAACAAGTATCTAATGTATGTCTTCTATCAAAAATTATAAATTTATTATCTAATTTTACAAAAGGAATAGGCCAAGATGTTCTCTCCCAACCATATTTAAGCGATCCTTTTAATCCTACTGATTTTTGTTTTACTAATTTAGTTATTCCCCTAACCATATTTTCTTGGGGAGCAACTAATTCTTTTAATTTTGTCATTGACAAACCATTTTTCTTTAATTTAAGAAATGGAAAGCCTTTAAAAATATCATCTCTTTCATCGATGACAAGATTTTTAGTGGTAAAATTACTTCCCCACCGCAGTTTTTCAGCCATTTTGGATCCTCCAAATAGAGATTGATCTGCCTTAAAGAACAAATCAATTTGTGTATAGTCAAATATTATAACATATTTTTACCCGTGTCAACCCCCCAGTCAAATTGTAACAAAACTTGTAATAGAACAAAAAAAAGACCCTGCCGAAGCAGAGTCTTTGTAAGAAATATAAGCGTCTCGCTTACATGAGGTTTTTAACAGCAACACGTCTGTAGTAACGGTTAGCGTTAACGGTGAGAGCACCGACACCTGCGTTAAGACCTTCAGCAAATGGGTTTGCAACCATACCGTATCTTGTCTTAAAGCCAATTTTTGGTTGGAATGAATTGTCATCAACCGCACGAACCATCTGTAGAGGAACGTATGGGCAATAGAACAGTCCAGCGTCATAAGGAGATGTTCCCTTATAACCAACAACGTAATACTGGTTACCAGGTGTTCCGTTGCCAGAAGTTAGGTTAGCAGCATATGGGTCGATGTATACTTTGTACTTACCTTGTAATGTACCAGCAAATGTGTTACCAGCATCATCAACATTAAGGTTAGCATTAAGTGCAGGAGTGTAGTCTAGTACACCAGCCATTGTTAGTGCAGAAGCAACGTCAGCAGAACAAAGGATGATGTTACCCTTTCCACGACGAGTTCTTTGTGCGATTGCGTTAGCATCACGCTCAATTTGGAATAGAAGTCCTTTGAACTTCTCAACTGACCAACGACCATTACTGTCGATGTCTAAGTCGAATGTTCCAGCGTTAGCAACGTTCTGTACAGCACCCTGTTCAGCAGTCTTGTAGATAGTTCTAATAACTTCTCTGTTGATTTCCGCAAGGATCTCAGTAGAAAGGATATTAGCAAGTTCTGCTTCAGCGTTAAGACCATGAATTGCCTTAAGGTCTTGTGCTAGTTCTAAACTGTACTCAGCCTTGAGTGCTCTGGACTTCGCAGTCACAGTAATCTTCTCAATACTGAATGCCATCTGGTTGAAGGCATCACCAGCAGTACCGTGTAGATTCTCTGCAGAATCTGTACGCATACCTTGACCAGTATTGTACTTAAGGTTGTTAGCAGCAGATGTTGGGTTCAATACAGATGGGTTACCCTCAGACTTCTGAGAAGTTGTACCCATACCAACGGTAGGACCAGAGAAACCGTTAGCGTCATCGAGACCCTTAGGCTGACCTGAGAATGCTGTATTTACTTCATCGTAGAATGTCTCATCACCACCTTGATTATCGTAGCGTGAACGCATTGCGAAGATAAGTCCAGTAGGACCACTCATTGGTTGAACACCAGCAAGGTCATAAGCGACCAAGTTTGGCATTGAACGACGAATTAGAGAGATCAATACAGGGTCGAAACCTTGCATTGCACCTGTTGTAGCAGCACCAAGACCTGGATTAGCACCAGATGCTGTTGAGTTTGTTGGGACTGCTTCTGTTAAGAAAGAACCAGACTCGCTAAATGCTGACTGTTCTCTCTGGAATTTTTCTTGGTTTTCTAGCAGGACGGCGGTAACCGCTTTTCTGTGGTTATCCTTAATTTCGGGTGAACCTTCGTGATTAAGGAGTGGAGCCCACTTTTCCTGCAATTGTTCTGAATGGAACATTTGCTTTTTTTGTAAAAGTTAAAGTTTGTTTGATATTAAAATCAATTATTTGTTAAGATTCTGGAGTGTCTTTAAATAATGAGCCATTGAACCAGATGCTACTGCCTCTGATGAATCAACTCCTTCTGATAAACTCTCAGTCTTAACTGCTGGAGATGACTTTGTAGGGAAATAAGATTCCTTTAATGTCTCCAACTTTTCACGATATTTTGTTTCACTTTCAAACTCTACACTTTCAGCAAGTGAGGCGAGCTTCTCTTTCTGTGTGTCTGCAAGACCTTCAGAAACAGAGTCAAGAATACCGTCAGCAACAGACTCAGCAAGTCTCTTGTTTAATCCAACGTTCTTCTCAATTTGCTCATTGAGCTTGGTTTCCATATCATCTAGTTTTTCTACCATGCTATGTAGCACATCATATTTTTCTTCAGGGATAGTTACATAATGTTCTTCAAAAAGACTCTTAAGACCAGTCATAAAGGACTCTGTAAGTTCTTCCTTAAGACCGCCTTGTACTGCAAGTTGATTCTCAGTGAACCATTCTTCAGCAACATATTCTAGATAGGAATCAACACGCTCATTAAGTGCGTCTTTGATTTCCTCGACTTCTTCGATGAGTTTAGTTTCGTACTCAGTCTCAAACCTTTCTTTGATTTCAGTCACTTTACCTTTAAGTGCTGCTTCAAAGATTGTTTTTGCTTTGTTCTTAAACTCTTCAGAAAGTTCTTCACCTTCTACAAGAGCATTAACATCTTCTTCGACATTAATTTCTGTGTAATCAGGTGCTTCAGCAACAACTTCCTCTTCAGTAGTTTCTTCTTCAGATACTACTTCTTCAGTAGTTGCTTCTTCTTCTGCCACTACTTCGTTAGTAGTAGTTTCTTCTTCCTCAATAACGGATTCGTCAGAAACCTCAGTTTCTTCTGCTTTAACAGCTTTTTTGTTAACTACATCTCTAACTTGCTTTAAAGATCCACCAGCATCTTTTAGCTTTGCTGAATCATCGTCGGGTTTGTAGTTCTCTGGGGTTGGACCGCCAAGGTCTTCCACTGTAGGTGGAACACCGCCTGTGGAAAGCTTCTCCATAGCCTGAGCTGGTGCTGCGTTAGCATTCACCGCAGTCTTGGATTGCTTTGCTGCCGATTCCATTTCCTGTAAATTGTTGCCACTAGACATTTGAAGTTTCTCCGAAATCCTTTTTGTGAAAAAATCTATATTTATTTATACTATAAGACTTTACAATGAGTTTATAAACTCATTGAAGAGACCTAATTTGTTCTCTTCTAGCCGTTTTTGATCAACTAAAGTGTTGATTCTTCTCTTTGCATCCGATGCAAATTTCTCTCTGAGTATAGTTCCTTCCCATACCCACTCTTTACCTTCCATAATTCCCTCAACAAATGCATCGGGAGCTGATGGATCAGCAACTATATCTGCTGCTGTTGCTAACATAAAGTCTTCACCAACAACATTGAATCCCTCTTTGGTTTGCTTCAATGAACCAATACCACGGGATGATACACCTAACTTAACTCCTTCTGAAATTAAATTCTCTGCAATCTTACCCATTGGGGTATTCAAAATCTTTGCTTTTCCAATAAAGTTGGAACCGCTTTCTTTTAATGAAACAATTTTATGTGATACACGATCAAGGTTTACTGTAGGGCCATCTGGGTGACCTAATTCACCAAGTGCTCTACCAGTTCCTACATTAGATTCGTTGTATCTTTCAACTTCTCTACGAAGAGTATCCATAGGATACATTCTACCATTACGGTTTTTAATGTTTCCTTGGAGAAAAATACCTTCTATAAAAAGTGATTTCTTACCGTTTTTTTCTTCGGTAATAAATTCTACACTTTCAATTTCTTCTCTTATGAGTTTCATTGATAATTACGCTCCTGTAACCTGAATCTGTTGTACCATTAAAGTAGTTGTGCCACTGTGCTGTAAAGCAGCAAGTTTAACTGACCTTCTCAAATCTGCATTACCACTAATAGCAGTCGCAACACCAGTTGTATTAGTATTGACTGTTATTTCTGCAGTATTTAATCCTTCTGCATTCCTACCAAACTTAATACCAGTAATTTCTTTATGAGAAAAATCCCAATAAGACTGTCCAGTAACTGTTAAAGAAACTGTTTGACCTTCTTGGAATGGTGTAGATGCTCCTGTTGGAACATATAATTTTGTTGGATTACCTGCGGTAGCACTTGCTATAGGTCCAGATACTACTGATCCTAAAGCAATAACTGCTGGTTCATTGGTAGATACAAAATAATCTGCAGTTGTTGCAGTTGGCTCTCCATCACCAACCTTAACAAATGCACCATTACTACCAGCATTAACTATTCTTAAATATGGTGTTTGTTGAGCAATAGCATCTGTTTTTTGACTAGATCCACTAGTTGATCGAGCTATATTAGTGCCAACGGGTTGATGTGCCATTATTAAATCTAATATTACATTAATAGTTATTTATAAATACTACTCTTCTTCATCTGTTTCTACAGATGCTTCAGGTGTTTCAGGTGTTTCTGTTTCTATTTCTTCTTCCTCTTCACCAGAATTAAAGGTAGAATCAGCCACTTCTGGTCTGAAATTATCTACCTTTTCTGCTGATTTTGCAAAAAGAATATCTTTAATCTTATCGCTGATATTGGATGGAGACTCATCAGAAATGATCATATCCATTAAATTGTCTTCCATTTTAAATCAAAAACATATATACGTCTTAATATTTATATCTCTCCACCATCAGGTATTTCAGTTGCATCAGTAGAAGCACCTTGTTTTTCTAAGTCTGGTTCTGTGATCGGAGCACCCAAATCTTGTGTTGGCATTGGTTGTCCAGTTTGAGGATCAATAGGTTGTGCCATTGGATCTACAATAGTACCGTCATTGATCTCTTTTTTCATGATCTTATCTTGTTCGATAATCTCTTCATCAGTCTGTCTTAGAAGTTTTCTTCTTACATAATCTTGAGAGAAGTATCTTCCAACATATGGTTCAGCAGCTGTTGCTGATGCCATTCTTTCGTTGAATAGTTCAGTTTCCTTCAATTCAGAGAAGTGATTATCATATAAGAAGTCATATTGTATATGTTCACTCATTGTTTCCCAGTCTTCTGGGGTAACAATATTCTTCAATAATAGTTGAGTTCTTAGCATATCATTGAATAATCCTGAGAATCTCTTTCTCAAACGTCCAACAAATTTGCTAAATTTTAATTCATCTCTTAAGATTTCTGATGATCTACCAAGGTTAAATCCACCATCTCCTTCTATTCTAGAGATGGGAACATTCAATGATTTAAATAATTTCTTCTTAAAGTATTCAATATCAGTAATTTCACCTAAGTTTTGTCCACCAGGTAAAGTAGTAATTTCTGTTCCTCTACCACCTTCTCTTCTTGGAAGCCAGAAATCTTCCAACATTGCCATATATTTTTTATCATCTCTAACTTCACCAGTGTTAGCATCATATACTAACTTATTTCTATAGCGAGACATAACATCACGAAGATATTGTTCTGCCTTTACTTTGGGCAGATTACCTACATCAATATAAAATATTCTTCTTTCAGGAGCACGAGATAATCTATAGATTACTAGTGAATCTTCAATCATTCTTAACTGATTGAGAGATTTAATTGCTTTATGTAAGTATGATAATGTATTTCCTTTATTTCTATCTACTAAACCAGAAGTGCAATATGAAATTGCATCTTTTGCAATTTTTATACCACCTCCTTGTGAAGCAGAACCTGAATTTGGATATGGTCCTTTTGGATTGTAAATATAATATTCTTCAATCTCTGGCCAATCATAATCCATTGGATTTTGGTTAGTATTTCTCATACCAACCATATATTTGTCTTTATCGTTTTTCTTTTGCTGTCTAACATAACGCATTTTTATTGCGTCAATATATCTTAACTCCTGAATACCTTCATGTGGATTTTTTAAATCTATCATTTTATGATAGTAAATCCTTCCATCAATATACCAATTACGATATATCTCATGGGCTTTTTTATCAAAATCTAATAAATCTTTTATATATTTAAACTCATCTCTAAGTTTTTTCTTGATACCATCACTGGCATTTAAATGATCTAAGTCTAGTTCTACAGGACTATCATTTAAATCTGATACTATAGCTTCGTTTACAACATCTTCAATAGCACTATCGCACTCAGGATGTAATGACATCTCACGATATCTCCTGATTAATTCATATTCAGTTTTATAGATTCCCTCTATATCAACATAAGAACCAAAAAATCCACTGCTTAAATAGTAGTCAACCCCGTCCTCGTTATTCGGAGGTACGGGGGAAACTACGTCTGGTGAAATTGGTTCGTTATTCTCTATTGAGAATCCAAACAATTTAGACATTATCTAAACTTCTATAGTTACTATAGTATTTAGTATAGCATAAAAATACTATACTTACTACTTTATGCGGAATAATTTAGTGGTTCCCAGAACTGTACTTGGAATTCAACTGTAAATTCTTCGATAGTATCAGAAGAATCATATGATAAATCAATAGCACTGATATTGGTTGGGAAAATATCATGGAATTTATACTGAGTTGAATCAGCAAGACCACCACCAATAGTACCACCCTTATTAGAAGGTGTTCTTATTAGTTGAGTAACAGTAGCTGATCTCATATAATCATTAGGAGTATTTTCTCCTGAACCATCTTGATACTGTGCAATAAATTGCATCCACTGTTCCATAGCCTTTCTAACTGCCATATCTTCATCATTGATGACAGTTATTGTCCAAGGTGCAAATGTTCTATCACCTGCAACCTTAAAAGTTCTTCCTCTAAAAGGAATTTCTACTATACCAACTGCAGACTCAGGCAATTGAGCAGCTTTGATTAAAAGTTGATCTTTTGCTTCTAGTGTGTTTCCACCAGGTATTCCGCCTGGTATTTCGACCCTAAACAGATTAGGCCTTGCACCACCACCTCTGAGCGAGCTTTTAAATGTACTTAATGAAAATGCCATTGTTAATTTTTCCTCCTTTGGTTATTTGTAATTTAAATTAAACTCGACCTGCTACTTCCTCGAAACTAACACCAGTTCTGGTGGCAACGAAGGTAAGTGTAACATAGTTGATGGACTTAGCAGGCTTCAGGAAGATGTCTGCCCTAAACTCATTATTATCAATAACATCAGGTGTGTTATTGGTATCATCGCAAATAACGAGGAATCCGTTAAGACCTCTCTTTGCTTCAACATCACGAAGGAATGGTTCAACAATTGCTCTAAAGTTTGCTCTTGTTAAATCATCGTTAAGTTCAAATAGTTGAGCATTTGCTGCACCCTCAAGTGCTTGCTCGATTGTAAGGAATAAACGACGAACGTTAATTCTATCGAACGCAGATGCAAATCCTAATGCGGTCTTATCACCGAATAGAATTGTTCCAACACCAGGTTGTGTAATAACTGGGTTAATTCTCGCAGGATAAATCTTATCTCTTTGAGCCTTTGTTGGATTATATGCAAGTTTAATTGCATTGTTAATAGTACCACGTTGTTGTCCTGCTGGTGAGAACCAAGGGAATGCAACAACACTTGTACGAGTCATCAATCCAGCAATGTCTCCATTGACAGGAATGTATCTAAATTTATTATTAAATCTATCAAAAACGTACTTGTAACCACTATCAAATATTGCAAATGATGATGAAGTTAGTGGACTAAAGAAGTTTATTAGATTTGAAGTTTGAGTATCAGTATTTGTTATGTTAACAATATCTGCTCTGTGTGGCCCAATAGTAGCAACACAATCCTTTCTCAACTCAGCAATTGCAATCAAACTATTTGCTTTTGCTTGAGATTCTGACTTAGTTGAACAACCTGGTCCCATTATTAAGTAATCAACTTCTATTTCAGGATTATTGAATAGATCGTAGGAAGTTTTAAGAGCACCTAATTCTGCTTTTAAGTTACCTGCAGATCCTGCAGCACCTGAACTATAATTCTTACCACCAGTGAAAGTGTAAGTAGTATTACCGATTGCAGCATAAGTTACTCCTTGAGCATCTTGTCCCCAAAGACCGTCACCGTCAGTGACTTTTGTATATGCAGCAGAGAATCCAGTAGGTACTGGTGTTGGTATTGATGCACGATAAGTTGTTAATCCAACTGATGATGGGTTAGCACTTGCAAAGACGTTTGCTGAATTAAGTGCAAGGAAATCTTCATAGAATGTTCTTTGTGGAGCATTGACTGCAGATACTGCATCTTTTGCTTTAGAAAGACCTATGTGCTTCTCAATAATATTACCTTTGATTCCACTAACAGTTCCAAAGTCGTCTACTACAACAACATGAATTTCATCATTCTTAGCAGATCTATCAGTTGCATATGATGTTGTGGTAGGTTTTCCTGCAATTTCTTTCCAGAAAATATTAGCATTAGTAAGATCTAATTTTTGCTGATCATACCAATCAACAGCAGCTGTTGCTGTATGAGCACCACCTGCAACAACTGCAGCAGAGTTATTGATAATATTAAGAACAGCAGTGCTTGAGAATGCTGCAAAATCAGTTCCTTCTGCATAATCGATTGCTGTTTCTGTTCCATCAGCAGCAACTCTAGAAACAACCTTAACATCAAGTGTGTTATTTACTGCATCTTTAGCAGTAATAATACCTTTAATAGCACCACTAAATGCTGCTGTGCTTCCTGCACCAGGAATAACTACATTGCTTACAGACTCACTAATACCAAATCCAACTGTTGCTGCAGTAACTGCTGCTGCTGGAACTGAAATTCTTTGGTCTGCTTGAGCATCAATAGTACATACTTTTAAATTCTCAGCCCAAGTACCTGGATTCTTAGCACCGTAGAAGAAAGTAGAACCATCTTGATAGTTTTCAATATAATCTTCATATCCTTTTACTTTAACATCTGCTGCTGCTATCTGAACACCAGAGTTTGCATTTTTAAGATCTGCGTCATCTGATCTTACTACTTTAAGCACACCACCATATGAGAGGTATGATGAAGCAGTCATCCAATATTCATATTGTGCGTCTGTATTTTGTGGTTCTCCAAAAACATTTAGTAAATCCTGCTCTGTTGCAATATCAACAGGATCATCAATTGGTCCCTGTAGGAAAGGCCCAGCAATAGCTCCAATGTTATCTAAAACATTTTCAGCTCTTCCTACGGTTAAATCAACCTCCCTTATCAGTACTCCAGGAGATAATTGGGGAGTAGCCATGTTTTCTTTCTCCGAATTTATCAATTAATCTTCAAATATTTATTAAAAACCAACTTTACGAAAGGTATTCCCACATATATGACTTATCTCCATACTCATCTGCCTTAAACCACTTGTCACCATCAGCATCAACAAAAGAATCTTCACCCATTCCATCATCCATAAATCCAAATGGAGCCATATCCTGTTCTATCTGGTTTTTTTGTTCCTCATACAATCTTTTTCTTACGTCTTGGTCAGTAAGTTCTTTGAAATAATCTTGTGCAACTAACCATGCATAAATTACCAAACACATTGCAAGATCATCATTACATCCTTCTTCTGCCTCAAATGAGTTACTTTTTTGAATAAATGTAGTGAGTTCACTCATGATATCATAATCACAAGAAAGAAGTTTATCTTCTTCAATCAAAGTTTTTAAATTAAGAGCACCCACCTTTTTTACAGTCTTAGACATCTTGACTCCAAGTTGAGTCTTTTTACCAGAAAATCCTTGACCAACAATTTGCCCTGCTCTACCTCTCATAGAACACATAAGAAGATTTTTATATTCCAATTCAAAGTTTAGTATAGATGCTACTTGATCTCCAACATCATTTACTTCACATAATACAAAAGCATCATTGTACTGTTTACCGACCTCTTCAATGATACTAGGAAAAAGCATTGGTTTTATTTCATTATTTCTATACTTTGCAACAACTGCATGAGGAAACTCTGTTATATCAATCACTACAAATGCAGAGAAATCTTTAGACACACCTCTAGCTACATCAACAGTAAGTGCATAATCATGACCTTTTACAGGATCCACATACACATCTAATCCAGCATTTGTTTTTTCTGGTGTTTGATAAACCATACTCCTTAATTTACTAGGAGCAATTAAAGTATCAACAGAACCTAAGAACTCACATTCAAACTCAACTTTAAACTGCTGTTCTGATGTGTTTGCAATTGTTTGCTCTTTCCATACTTCATCTCTACCAGGAACTTGACTCCAATGAACATCAGTTGGTTTATATTCATTCTTTGCTTTTTCTGCATCGTGCCACATGCGGTAGAAGTGATTCATACCGTGTGGTGTAGAAACTATAATTACTTTTGTGTTTTGACCAGAAGTAATAGTAGGGTAAACACTAGCAAAGAAAGAATCAGCGATGTGATTGGGAACAAAAGCAAATTCATCCAAGAATAGGATATTGAAAGACATACCCCTAACAGCACTAGCAGAGGTAGACGCAGCCAAGATTTTCGATCCATTTTCTAACTCCAGTGAACCTCTATTCCATGATAAAACACCTTGCTGCATCCACTTAGGAACATTCTCATATGCGGTTTGTAATCTACCAAGAAGTTCTCTAGCAGTAGCTGCTTTGTTAGCAAGAATACCAATATTTACACTATCATTAAAAAGAAGATAATGTAAAAGATATGATATAACAGTTGTAGACTTACCTGTCTGACGAGGCATCTTACAAATATTAAATCTATTATCGTGAAAATTATTAATTAATTCTTGTTGAAAATCATAAGGTTCAAAAGGCATCAAACCATGATCCAACGTTACAATTTTAACGTGCTTCTGAGCAAAATATACAGGATCGTTTTTACATGCCATGAACTCAAGAATTTGTTCTTGAGTAAATTCAATCGGTGTATTTGCTCTTTTTAAATTAGGATTACCAAGATATATTTCACTCATAATATTAATTATCTTTTATCGATATAAATTAAAGGATCTCCACTACTATATTCATCTACATCATAACTATGAACTTTAGATCCTGGATATACTTTACTTAATTCAATTTGAATATCTTTTCTAGAAGGAAGTTTTATTTGTGGGAAAAACATTTTTATCATATATTTTTTTCCTCTCCACATGTAAATAATAAGCATTACCTTACCAACTCTTTTGGGGAGCATAGATGTTGCTTCGGAATAAAATTGGTTAAGATTTTTCATTTTTCAACCTATCTTCGATTATTTATGTTTTAACAGCTGCAAAGATAACTTTAAAGGTGGTAGTACTTGCTGTACCAGGATATCCAAGTAATCTTATTTTATCCGAATCTATGTCTGCAGAGAATGTTGCAATACCTGTTGGTTGATTTAAAGTACCATATTCTGTTATATATGCATTAGTTCCGTCATGAATTAAATTGATTGATGTTGCATTATAATTTGTTCCCTGCACTACCTGAATTTGATAATTAACAGATCTAAAATCTGTTGATGCTATTGACACTAAAGTAGAAATTCCAACACTAGTCGTTGTTG